GCAGGACTCCGGCGGACATCACCTTCCCCATTCCAATGGTGTGAATCTCGGTTTCTGTTTCAACTTGTCTCATGATATCGTACAGAGCAAACATGTCGTCGGCGTTTCCCCCGTAGGTAGATATATAAAATTCAACCGGCTTCTTTTTATCGTCAGATAGTCCGCGATTTGATTCATTTAGATATAGAAGGGCTTGGGCTAGTTCGGCAACCTTCTCGTCTATTACCTCACAAAAAAGGCCGATCAATCTCATTTCTGGTTCGGCGCCGTGGATCTCGGACGGATCAAGAAGCACAATTTTATCTCGGGTGCCCTTCTCTCCCTCGTCTAGAATTGATTTTACAATCTCTCTAATTTTTTTACCAATCACTACCTGTCTCCCAAAATTTTAAAGCTGTTGACTTGTTCTTCTGTAGGTACTCCATAGCGCTTTTCCAATCTTCGAACTCTAGTTGTGAACGAAAGAACGCTGGGTGGCACGCCAGCAGCGTGCTTATAGACCGTCTCTTAAGTGTTTGTACATCTTGCTCAAACCGAAACTCAAAAGTGCTGATTTGTGTGCTATTCTTGCCAGACTTCAACATTTGTTCCAGCATTATTTCGCGTGCATATGATAGATGTTCGAGCGCCTTAATGAGAGAAGATAGATATATTATATTAGTAGCCTTAACTATCGTAAGGCTTACTCTTGCCGCGCCAAAGAAGTAAAACGTTTTACAAGTTAGGTATCCAAAAATAAATACTATTAAATATAACCACCAATGATGCATAAACCCTCATTTATAGAAAGGGCCGCTGAGCATCAGCGGCCTATTCTTATTATAACGTCTCGTAAAACAAATGTCAAGTTATTTTGATGTGATTCGCTTAAGAATCTTCGCAGCCAATTGCTCGGCGAGGTCTTCGCCCTTCTTCTGCTTCGTAAGCCGGGCAACCACACGCTGGGCAACTTCGTTAACGATCTGATCTTCGGTGCCTTCGTACATATCACGCATGCCGGGAAGTTCCTCTTCCTCTTCAGCGCCCATCTCCATTTCCGGAGCCATGTCAAGATCCTCTTCGCCGCCAAGATCCTCTTCGCCGCCTAGGTCTTCCTCGCCGCCAAGATCATCATCCACGTCGGTGGTGACAGGCTCTCCGGTAACTTCTTCCAAAGCTGCCTCTAGAGCAGACATGAAGTCCTCAACGGAAACCATTCCTGCTTCGCCGCCTTCGGCGCCAAGATCATCTTCGGGGGGAGCGTCCAGATCGACGTCTTCGCCGCCCATGTCTAGCTCATCGCCACCCATGTCATCCATAGGTGCTTCTTCGGCGCCCATTTCCATCTCTTCTTCCTCTTCTTTAAGCCAACGGCCGGTAGGTTTACCGTTGCCATCCTTGACTTCCTTGCCTGGGCCTTTGCCCTTGGGCTCATTCCAGCCTTCTCCAAGAGGCTTTTCGGCCCCTTCCTCGTAGCCCATCTCCTGAAGGCGACCAGCGCCCAAGGGTGTGAGGCTGGCTAGTTTCATAAACTGGCGGATTTCGCCTTCTGTTAAAAGTGTTTTACGAGCCATAATGTTCTCCTTAAAAGTAACTCACCTATAAATAGTGTTAATTTTTCTTATATACCAAAAAAAGACTACTCATCAAACAATGAGCGCTTCCTTATCTTTATGAGCGCCTCTGTTTCGATCTGTTTTACCCGCGCAAAAGATATACCCAATCGATCTCCTATCTGTCGGAGGGTCATGGAGCCGTTTTCATATATAGACACCAAACAACAATTATATTCCTCTTTAAAGTCTACCCAGTATCGGCATTCTTCTTGCGCACAGTTAGATTTTTCTTTCATACACGCCTTAGAGCATGTCCGCAATCCGTCTTTCATCACAAGTCTGGGTGCTCTTCGGCGATTAAATCAAATATGTCGTCTATCATCTCTTTATCTTCTAATGCAAGCTCCTGCATTCTCTTTATCCCTTCTTCTCTAAGTTTCTTTGATTTTGATTTTCTTTTTATTGATTGCTTCTTGTTCTCGTCTATAAACTCTAAAATTCTAGAATCTCCATCAATATATGCGCGCACAAGAAGCCTAAAAAAATCAGACTGCGTTATTCCATCATAGCGCAGTCTGTTAATTAACTGCGCATGTCTATGATCATTATCTGTGAAAACTATTCTTTTGTTCATGCTTCCATAGTCTATCTCATCCGACATTACCACTTCCTTCCAACTATGTGGGCTTGGCTTTCAACTATGCCGGAGGCTGTCTGACCCACAAACTCTGCCTTCTGCTGGAGTTCTTGGAGGCTGCGGGCTCCGGAATATGAAAACCCTGACCGGATGCCTCTCTCAAGGTCATCTAGAATTTTGCGCACACTCCCGCGATAGGGCACTCTGGTTGATATCCCCTCGTGAGACGAATATTTGCCGCGCCATCCTATCTGGGCTTCTTTGCTGGCCATTCCGCGATATATCTTCCAGCGCTGACCTTCTTTGTCTTCCATGATCGAGCCCGGGCTTTCATCTGTGCCCGACAAAAGGGAGCCGATCATCACCGCGTCCGAGCCAGCAGCCAGCGCCTTTACCATGTCGCCGGATGTTTTTATGCCTCCATCGGCAATTATTTTAACATCTCTATCGGTCTGTGCGCACTCAAAGATTGTTTGCAGGCCTGGGTATCCGTGGCCGGTCTGAACACGAGTGGAGCAGATGGAGCCGCCTCCAATATTGCATCTAACTGAGTCGGCGCCCCAGTCTGCAAGATCGTTAACTCCCTGCAGGGTCGCGACATTTCCGGCCATAATGTGAACATTATTTCCAAAAGTGTCCCGCAAATTCTTTAACGCCTCTTTCATCATAATGTGATGGCCGTGGGCCACATCAATACACAAAAAGTCGACTCCCACAGATAATAGAACATGGGCGCGCTCAAGAAAATCGCCAGATATCCCGACAGCGGCTCCGATTTTAAGCTTATGATTGGCGTTGCTTGCAACATCTTGAGTCATTGTCACTATACGCGCCTGAGTTGCAGGTGAATTATAGCGATGAATCACCGAAACGCCACCAGCGGTGGATAGGGCGGCAGCCATCGGGCCCTCTGAAATTGTATCCATCGGGGACGACATGAGTGGAATCGATAACTCCAGGCCTTTTCCTAGATCCGTTGAAATATCAATTTCTGATCTAGAACGAATATCGGAGTACTGCGGCTGCAGCAGCACATCGTCGTAAGATAAACAATTTTTAGCCAACTTAAACATCTACTTTCGTGCTTTCTTGGGGGGCGTCTTCGGAGTTTGCTTCTCTGAAACAGGGTATAGTTCCGATGGGGATCCCTGCTCCGGAGGACGTCGCATCGCGGCGCTCAGTTGATCCTTTTGTTTTTGGGTCAGCTCCGAGGCAAGATCGGCCGTTGGCCCTTCAGCGCGGCGGCGCTTTGACATTTCCTCATGTAATGGTGTTAAGAAATTTGATTGTAGCATCTTTATTGCTGAATCATATTCCGCTAAAATCAATGTTTGCTTTACAATCTCATCGATACACTCTCCACCATCGAGGGTGTGCAGATTCTCCGTGAGGGAATCGAGGGTAGCTGCAGCCTTTGAGGCCTTGGCTCGTAGTTGCATCATAGATGCATTTAATAGACTCATCTTCTTGTTCATTTGATCTCCTTTTGAATGAAACTTTTAATGTCCTTGGTATAATACCATGTGTGGTCGTGTGGGGGGTCCGGCTCCGGCATTACGCGGACGCGCGGAGGGGTCTCCGCCTCTGTTGTGCTTATAACAGATATTGTCGGCACTCCATTGAACTTTAATTTTTGCTGAAGTTCTTCGTCATCGTGAATGTTAAACGCAAAAAAATGGACGTCCGAAAACTCTTCTTCTTCGGCAATTTCTCGGTAGTCTTCTGCCAGGGCGTGACAAAAGTGACAATCATTTGAATAGAATTTTACCACACAAGTTGCCTTTTCCTTTACCTCTCCATTTAAAATTTTGTCCATCGCGCTCGACGATAATCTATCTATGCTCATTTATAATCTCCTGAGTTTTCTTTATGCATTCGGGACAGAATATTCTTACTGTCTCCTGTTTGACAACAACATTCCATGATTGTACCATGTCTTTATCTTTCTTGTCAAATCCTTTTTGGCATGCGCTACATTGTTCTGGCAGCTTGTTGAACTGGAAAATTTTTTCGGCAAGATTTTCGGACGCATCCTTCCCCATTTGATTTTCTAGTTTGCGGCGCGTCTTGCGATTCATCGATTCATGGCTCCAAATACTTGCTGGCCATGCGTTCCATCAAATACAATCACCGCGGATGGGAATGGAGCGCTATTCTCGCTATCACCAAACTTAAGTCGCCCTTTGACAAAATAAACCTCGTCAGCTTCCATGATATACTGATGCCAATATTTTGTATCCGGGCGCGCCGGAATAAGCATCACTACTCGCGTATTCTCTTTTCGGGATTCGTCAAAACCCTTCTTAATCCACTTCTCAATGCCGCGGCCATAAGGGGGATTAACAAACGCGGTAAACCCTTCCCAACTTTTCGATAGCCCATCTTCCGCTTCCGTGAAAAAGTTAGTGCATTTAGTGTTGGCGGGATCTGCGCAAGGGTCCAAGTTAAAAGGGCCAAATCTCCAATTTAGTTTGTCGAAAAAATCTTGGGGAGTCGACCACTCCCCCGTCTTTGATGAAAACATAACGACTTGAGTGCTTTTATTCACTAGTACCCCCGCTAATCGTTTCAAAGTTTTCCATTATCTCTTCCATATCATACTTGTGCTTATAAAGACGATATGCCTTTACCGCTGCTCGAATCTCGTCGGTGTTGAGCCACCCGTTCTCCCGAAACTCTGAGCGCAACTCACGCTTTTGTTCCTGATAGGGTTCGATACACTCTTCAATAGCGGATAGGGAGCGAATATACTCCTTAACATATTGTTTCTTCTCTTCGTTTGTTGTGGCCATTAAGCCCTCCTTGTTTACCTATAAAATATAACATCACAGCACTAGAAAGTCAAGTGTTTTATTACTTAAACTTAAAGTTGACCTTGGCCTCTATTCTCATCTCGGGAATATATAAGTGATTTGCAAGGTTGTGCTTCTTGGCCTCCTTGGGTTCCAAAAACCAATCAGCATGGCCCTTCTCGTGAATGGTGTCCAGAAAATAATTTTTAGTGTGGCCACAATTCTTTGCCATCATTTGGTATACTTTTTGATTGAGGCGCTCCGTT